TGCGACAAGATCACCCGGTTTACGCCGATCGCAAGCGACGCAGCGATCGAAGCTGTCGTCGGCGTAACCGTGTAGGTTATGCAATCGGCGAGGCTGTAGATCGTGTTGCCCCAGAGGTTGAAGCTCTGGAACTTGATAAAGATCGGCTGGCCGCCGGCGGTCTGGAAGAACGGAAACTGAAAGATCGCGTCGTCAAGTCTGACGAACGGTTCGCCGGCGCTGTGCGCGACCGGCGTCGTTCCCAGCTGGCCGCGCCGGGTGTGCGTCGTCAGATTGTAGCGGTTATCGCCGACCAGGGTCGCGGTCGACCATGAGATAAGCTCAGACCCCAGCAGGCTAAGGGTTCCGCCGCTGTCGGCCGTCGCGTTTGACGCGCTGGTCAGGACCCCGACGCTGGGCCCCATGTCGATTTGGAAGACGTCGGTCGTGTCGGGGTCGGTCGTCCCCGACGTCGCGGCCATCAAGCGCCCATAGCGCGCCGGGTTCGTGATCGACCCCAGCTGGTCGTAGTTCGTCCCGTCGATCGAGACCCAGACGTTGCAGCCGCCCCAATTGATGCCGCCGGCGGCGCCGCACCAGATCTCATTCTGAAGGCCGTTCACCATCTGGGGCGGCGCGTTGAAGATGACCGGGCCCGAGAACGCCGCGCCCGTGTAGCAATAGGCCGGGACGTCCACCCCGATCTTGCATTGATGGCCCCAGGCGTAGACGCCGGTCGAGCCGTCGCCCGTCCAGCTGAAGGCCCCCGTGTCGCTGCACACGTTGACGCCGGCGAAGACATGCGGCGGGCTCGAGAAGATCGCCGTCACGGCGATCTGATAGAAGGGGCCGCCGGAGATCTGGTTGACCGTGTAGGCGACCGCCGTCGCGGTCCCGTTCGCGGTCAGCGGCGCCAGGATCGCGCCCGTGCTCGTGTCGACGGTGATCTGAACGAAGTTCGACCCGGTCCCGTCCGACAGGTTGACCTGCACGACCTTCCGGCCCGCCGGTGCGACGAAAACCGTGTAGGTGTAGTTCACCCCGTCCATCACCGCGCCCGACGCGAGCGACTGGGTGACGTAGTGCTCGCCGTTCGCCGTGCTGGCGACGATCTTGTCGACGGTCGCGGAGTTGAAGAGCGGATCGTTGGCGACGTTCGACGCGATCGTCGCGTTCGACTTCTGCCATGCGGCTTGCGTCAGATCCTCGGACCAGAGGAGCAGGTTGGGCTCTACGCTGCCCGGGTCGACCGCAGAATTGAGCCCGATCCCGGCGCTCGTCTGCATCGTATAGATCGGAGCCAGGGCGACCCCGACCGGGAAGTCTTCGGTGATGACGTCGTAGTTCCCGTCCTCCCCTTCGTCGATCTGGATGATCCGGACCGGATAATTGACGAGGCCGAGGTTGACGTCGGTCAGCTCGAGGATGTCGCCCGGCTCGAGTAGGGCGAACATCCAGCCAAGGGTGAACTTCTGTTGGCCCCGGATGTATAGCGTCCGCTGAAGCCACAGCTGGGCGGCGATCTGGGCGACGGCCGGCGTGCAGACGACGTGGATCGTGTCGGGATCTTTGCGCCGCATCCCGTACTGCGCGACGTTCGCCGCGTCCGACGCGAGCGCGATCGCCATGTTGTACTGGTTCGTGCGGTCCAGGTACTCCATCTGGACGACGTTGTAGGCGTCCGACTGATCCATGATGTCGACCAGCACCGGCGGGTCGCCCTGGGTCTTCGGGATGTAGTCGTCATCGTTCAGCGAATAAACCGGAGTGTTATTCGGGTTGTACGTGTACCCGTTGCCGGTTAGCTGGGTGTCGCCGTAGGGGATGAACTTGAGAAGCCCCTCAGACCATACGCACGTCGTGTTCGTCGCCAGTAGGACTTCTTGCAGGAAGTCCGACGCGGTCCGCTCGTTGTCGATGACCGGCGACAGCAGCAGCCCGGCCGCATAGCAGTAGGCTTGGAACTGAGAGAGCGGGCCCAGGAGTCCCGCCTGCCAGGACGGGACGCCCGTCCGGGTGTTCTGGAAGAAGTCCGCCACGATCAGCGACGGATCGGCGTCCGGGGTTCCGGCGCCGCCGAAGCCCGAAAGCCGCTGGACTTCGAAGGAGTGGTTGGGCGGCGACGCGCCGGTGTCGAGCGCGTAGTTCTCGGCGTAGGCGTAGGCTAGGCCGCTGTAGCCCAGCGCGTGCGTCGGGTGCTTCGAGACCAGATACGACCAGGGCGACTGACCGATCCAGCCGTTTGCGAAGGAGAGGCCGGCCTGCGACAGCGCCGACTTGTTCGCCGTGTTGGCGTTCATCGGCGAGTTGAAGGCGTAGATCTTCCCGTCGACATAGACCGACGTGATCCCGTCGATTGGACCTTCGCAGATCGCCAGGAGGATCGTCGCGGAGTAGGAGTAGCCGACCGTCTGGCCGCCCTTGCCCGCCGACTGTTTCTTCGACGTGAAGTCGAGATAGTCGATCAGGTTGCACTTGCAGCGGAACGTCCCCCAGCCGATCGGGATTTGCAGCCCGAGCGAAGACGTCTGGACCTGAACGCCGGCGTAGCGGGTGATGACCGCGCCGGATGATTTACCCGCCATCGTGCGCCCAATAGCTGAAGAACCGGGCCGGCTTGTCGATCAGGTAGTGATCCCGATCGGCGTCCCCGCGAACGACGCAGCCGGCGCCGACGAGCGGGTGGATGATCTGCGGCCAGTCGAGGACCAAGGCCGCGTGCGAGAAGACCCGGCCGAACTTGTAGAGGACGACGTCGCCCGGCCCGATGGCGCTCTGGTCAATCTCGACGGCGAAGCGCTGGACCATCGCCAGCATGCGCTCTTCGGCGCTGTGTAGCATGTGGTCCCGGGCGTACTCGCCGGTGTCGAAGGTCTCGATCAGGCCGGCGGCCGCATAGACCAGGAGCGGGAACTGTCCGCAGTCGACGCCGACGCGCTTGATCCGGCCCCGGTGGTGCCAGGGCGTCAGTTCCCAGGTCAGCGCCTCGGCGACGACCGCAGCACGGGCTTCCGCCTCGCTCGAGTAGGGCTTCGGCGTCCACGTCATGCGTTGATGACCCCGGTTACGGCGGGCGGCGTGAAGGGCTGGCCCCGGAAGTGGATCAGGTTGTTTTGCGCGGTGCAGTCGGCCATCGTCAGCAGACAGCCGCGCACCGCGTTGAAGGTGTCGCCCGGCGCCGGCGCGTTCGGCAGCGGAAAGGCGAGCGTGATTTGACCGTTCGAATAGGTCGAAATCGCCCGCGACAGGCCGGCGTTCGCTCCCGACGTGAAGACGATCGTCCCCTTCGAGAAATAGCCGCTGACTTGGTTGAGGTTCGTCGCGAAGCCCAGGACGCCGGGCGCGGGCGAGCTCGTCACCGCGCCGGCGATGTTCGTCGGGGTCAGGCCGCAATCCGCGTCGTAGTGGGTGTTCAGGCATCCGGCCTGGAAGACGTCGGGGCCCATGCTGACGTTCAGCAGGACGGTCCAGGCCGAAACCGTCATCGTGAAGCCGACGCGGCTGATGTCTTTGATCTCGGTTACGCGGCCGGCGAAGTTGATCGTGCAGCCGGTGATCGGCTGACCGAAGGCCGGCAGGAACGCCTTCAGGAGTTGGACGGTCGCCCCGTCAAAGCCCCGATTGGTGACGAACGGGATCAGGGGGACGCCGTTGATCTCGTCGCTGGTGTTCGCGATGAACTTCGCATCCATCGCCGCGACCTCGAGCCCCAGCTTGGTCGAGATCTTCTGCCGGCTGATCCCCGGGCCCTGGGCCCAGGTGTTCCCGTTGAAGCTCTGGGGCCCGATCCAATCGTCGCCGCCGTGCCATCGGATGACGCCGCCCCCGTTCAGGGTGATGGACCAGAGGTCCAGCATCGCGAAGTCTTTCCCGCTGTTCAGCAGAGCAACGGTAGCGCCCGGATGGCCTTCGGCGTCGATTGGCGTCTTCACGTTAGGTTCTTCAGCGAGATGAACTTGAGGCCGTCATTCGACCACAGCGCTTGCATGATCTCGGTCAGGGTCAGATCGTCCTGATCGAAGCGGCAGGGATAAAAGAAATACCCAGACCAAGTCAGCACGGCGAAGTCAGGCGGGGCGGTGTTGAAGATGACCGAGCCGCCGTTCAGAAGCCCGACCGTCGTGGGGGTCCCGTTGACGTACACTGTTACGCCGAACGGGCACAATAGCGGCTCGGACCAGCTGCGGACGGTGCGCGTCAGCTGGAAGAGCGTCGTGCTTCCGTCGCCGGTCCCGAACTGCTCGCCGTTGACGACGAAGTCCGTCCCGTCAAGGTAGAGGAACGAGAAGCGCTTCCCCTCCGCCAGATTGAACAGTTCCCAGATCGCCTGGACTTCGTCCTGCATCGCGGCCGGCCGGTTGCGGAGGACTTCGTAGTTGAGTTCGAAGGTCCAGCGCGGGTACGCCCAGAGCGCCGTCCGCCGCTCGACCCCAGACGACGAGATCGCGACATTGGTCGACCACGTCGGGGCCTTCTTCACGTTCGGCATCTGGCCGGGCAGCTGCGGAAACACCGGCATGTTCATCAGCTGGTTGCCGGCCCCGATCTCGCCCAGGCTGGCCGCCCGGACGCCGGCGATCAGGAAGGTGACTTGGTTCGCCGCCGCCTCGCTTTCGTCGCCGAAGTGCGCGCCGATCTGAAGCGCGAGCGCGGCGGATGTCGGGTGCGTGAACTGGACGAGGGCCCGGTAGTGGTAGGTCTGGCCGGGTTGCCCGGACGGGTTCAGGTTCCCGTTGACGTCGGCGGTGCTGTCGGCCGGGACGAAGATCGCCTCGACCTGGGTCGAATAGGTCGCGTCCGTGTAGGTGACGACCTTCGCGCCAGAGCCGACCAGCGAGCCGGCGCCGAGCGTCAGCATGAACTCGACGATGTACCACCCTGGGCCGGCGAAGGTCCCGACTTGGTTGACGATGACGGATGGACCGTTCGCCGGCCCCGTCAGCTGGACGCCCACGCCTCCCGCGCCCTGCTGGGCGGCTGGCGCGCCGGCGTTCAGGGTCCAGCCGGTCGGGTAGCCTGGGCTCGCCGGGTAGGCGGTGAACGCCCAATTCGAGTTCAGGTATAGGCGGCTGTTCGCGTCGTAGGCCGCCACATAAGGCTTGTAGGTCACTAGCCGCCCCCAACTTTCGCGCCCCGGCGCGTCGCGCCCTTCAGCGTCCTCACCAGCTTATCGGAATGCTTGTCGAAGAACGCCTGCACGTCCTTCCCGTCCATCGCCTGAAGCTGCCAGTTGTGGATGTGGGTGTCGCCCCCGCCGCCGCCGGGCGCGCCCAGGCCGCCGGCCCCGAAGGTCCCGTCGCCCAGGGCCGAGCGCAGCGGCGAGGCGATCGACGCCGGCAGGATCATCTCGTTTTTGTGGACCTGGGCGATCTGGTCTTCGGGGATGTTGCCCCAGCCGCCGGCCGCCGACGCCAGCTGGCCGGCATACATCATGGCCGCCATATCTGCGGCCGCGCCGGCTGCGGGGGCGAGCTCTGGGCCGATAATCGGGATCGCCGCAGTCGAGGCGAAGGCGGCGGCGCCGGCGCGCGCGGCGCTGTTCGTGATGTCAGACATGGCGGCGAGCTTGTCGGTCGCAACTCCGGTCGTCGCGTTGGCGAGCCCCAGGGCCTTCCGGATCGCCTCCTGGGCGGTGAAGACGCCGGTCTTGGCGAGCTCCTTCGCGGCCCAGCGCTCGCCCTCCTTCACGATCCAGCCGATCGAGTCGGAGAGGATCTGGTTGCCGATCCGGTTGATGCTCTGCCGCAGGTTTCCGGAATGGGTGATCATTCCGACCGTCATCGAGGTGAACTCGTTGCCGATCTGCTGAAGCGGGACCAGCCAAGCGCGCTGCGCGGCCTCCGCCGTCGTCGCCTGATCCCGGGCGATCGTCTTGTCGTTCGTCGCGGCCAGCTTCGCCATCGTGTCGAGGTGGCTCGCGTAGGCTTCCTCGATCTTCTTGTAGATCGCCCGGTGCTCAGCCGGGGACAGGTCGGCGATCGCGAGTTCCTTTTGGAGCTCTTCGACCGTCAGCGCGTAGATCTGGTTCTGGTGGTCGACCTCGGCGGCGTAGAGCCGCTGGTGCAGCTGGGCTTGCTGTTCGGCGGCGCGCTCGGCGTTCGTCTCGCCGAGCCGCTCCTTTTCCGTGACCAGCTGCTCCTCGCCCTCGATTTCGCCCTTCGTCGATTCGAAGCTGGCGTCGGCGGTCTTGATCGTGTTGCGAAGGGCCTCGTCGTCCGCCTGCTGCTGGGCCTTCGCCCGGTCCTGAAGGGCGGCCTTGAGCGCGGCCGTCGCCTCTTTCTGGGCGGCTTCGTACTCCTTCGAGTCGCGGTGGTACTTCGCCCCGACGTCGGAGAGGTATTTATCGATCGCCGCCTGGGTCTCTTCGACGTTCCCCTTGGCGTCGGCCAGCTTCGCCCGGTCGGCCTCGATGACGGCGTCGTAGGCGTCGTGGGCGAGCTTCTTCTCGTCCTCGTATATCTTCGCCTGGATCGTCGCGTATTCCTTCGACTTCGACGAGACAGTCGCGAGCTTACCTTCCCAGAACTTGAGCTCCATCTGGGTTTGATCGTTGAAGAAGTCGCCCGAGGCGACCTCCATCTGCTGAAGCTGTTCGGTCCATTGCTGGACCTGATCGGCTCCGGGCTTGTTGTCCGCGCGGTCGACCTTCCGGCGCAGGGCGTCGTCGTACTTCTGCTGGTGCGCGAAGTAGTCGTTCGCCTCGCTGTCGCCCGGGTTGGCCGCCCGGCGCGCCGTCATCTGGGCGTTCAGATCCTTGACCGCCTCGGCCGCCTCCTCGGCAGACGACCGCAGGCGGAGCATCGTCTGGTGCGACTTGTCGTAGGCGTCGATCCCGGCCTGCTGGACCCTGTTGTGCTCATCCTGGGC